AACGCCAGCTTTGAATATCTTAAAAAGTTGCCCCGAAAGCAGGTGAAAAAGTGACCGTCAAAGATGCCGAGAACATATCTTTCTGCCCTTATTGCGGGTCAGATGTTGGGTACTACACCAAGGATTATGCTCGTGGGATGATTAGATACTTCTATCGATTTGATGGCAGCGAAGCGGACAACAGCGGCATGTACAACCTGCTCAGTTATCGCAATGGTGCCTATGCTTATTGCGCAGTCTGCAACAAAAGGCTATTCAGGGCGGACAATCAGAGGGAGGGGTGAGCTTTGACCGTCAAGGAAATGTCCCAACTGTATTACCTGAATCGGGAGATTGTGCAGTTGGAGCGGCAACTTGAAGAGCTGGAATGTCTGGCCGAGAGCACCACGCAGGTGATCACCGGCATGCCCCACGGCAGCGGAACGTCGGATAAGGTCGGACGCTTTGCCGTGCGGATCGCTGACCTGCGGTCAATGATCGACAACCGCAAGGCTCGCTGCTGGGATGAGATGAACCGGCTGAATGCGTACATAGATGGCGTGGAGGACAGCCTTACACGGCAGATATTGTCCTTACGGTACGTCAATGGCCTCAGCTGGCAGCAGGTTGCGGATAGCGTGGGTGGAAACCATACGGATAAAAGCGTAAGCAAAATTTGCTATAGATACCTAGAGAGAAATTAATATTGTCGCAAATGTCGCATCGATATGTGATATCATACAGTTGATGAGATGTGTTCAAGTCTCATTCATGCCTTTCTCTCTTTTCACCGCCTCCCCGGGGCGGTAATACCGGGGACTATCGTGGGGCAACAGGTCGAGACCGGGTTCGAATCCCGGAGCCCCACCAAAAACCTTGATTGCCGAAAGGCTGACTTGCGCGGGGAAGAGCAACGCGAGGCTCCGCCGGAGGCCAGTATTCCGGCAACTAAACCAATACCAGCGGACTGCCTTTCCCCAGGCGGTTCGCTATTTTTGTACCGATATAAATTATAAATGAGGTGGTGAGGTGGCGAATGACCAAGAAACAGCAACTCTTTTGCGAAGAATACCTCATTGATTTAAATGCGACGCAGGCTGCAATTCGTGCAGGATACAAACCCGAGAGTGCGGGATCGGTGGGAAGTGAAAACCTGAAAAAACCTGAAATACGCGCGCGCATAGACAAAGCGATGGCGGAACGGTCAAAGCGCACCGGGATCAACGCCGACCGGGTCCTGTTGGAACTGGGAAAAATCGCCTTCGTGAACGCGATCGACGTGATCAACATGAACGACGCAACGGTCCTGAACGACGCTTCCCGCGACGACACGGCCGCGATCGCTTCCGTGAAGGTAAAGGTGATCCCCGGCGAAACCGGCGACGGCGTGGAACGGGAAATCCGACTGGCGGATAAGTTGAAGGCCCTGGAACTGTGCGGAAAGCACCTGGGAATGTTCAAGGACAGCCCGGACAGCACCGCCCCTGTGACGGTGGTGATCAATTATGACTACGGCCCGGACAGTTGAGTTCAGAGCGTCGGCCCAGTTCAACCCGGTCTTCCGCACTGTGAATGAGTGGCGCGGCCGCTACCGTATTTTGAAGGGGTCCGCCGGTTCCGGGAAGTCTGTGAATATCGCCCAGGACTACATAGCGAAACTGTCTGATCCGGCCTACCAGGGCGCGAACCTGGTCGTCGTCCGGAAGATCGAAGAAACGAACCGCGACAGTACCTTCGCAGAGTTACAGGCGGCGATCTATCGAATGTTCGGCCCCTATTCTGACCGCTTCTGGAAGGTCAACCTGAACCCCCTGGCCCTGGAATGTAAGATCACCGGGAACCGAATCATTTTCCGGGGAGTCAAGGACCAGCGCCAGCGTGAGAAGATCAAGTCCATCACCTTCAAGAACGGGAAACTGGTCTGGATATGGTGTGAGGAAGCGACGGAACTTCTTCCGGAAGACGTCGACATTCTGGACGACCGTCTTCGTGGCAACCTGGACGACCTGAACCCGAATCTGTATTACCAGATCACAATGACCTTCAACCCGGTCAGCGCGACACACTGGATCAAGGCCCGCTACTTCGACAAGGCCGATCCGGACGTCCTGACACATCATTCAACCTACCGGACGAACCGTTTCATAGACCCGGCCTATTTTCGCCGCATGGAGCGACGCAAGGAAGAAGACCCGGAAGGCTATCGCGTGTATGGCCTGGGAGAATGGGGCGAGCTGGGCGGCCTGATCTTGACGAACTTTAAGGTCCACGACTTCCCGACTGGCCGGGACTGTTTTGACGGCTTCTATTATGGCCAGGACTTCGGCTTCAACCACGCCGACGCCCTTCTGGGGATCGGCTGGAAGGACGGCGAAGTCTATGTCTGTTCGGAACTGTATGTCTTCGAGAAGGACACCGAAGAAATTATCAACCTAGCCCGACAGGTCGGAGTCGACCCCCGCGTGGAAATGTTCTGTGACTCCGCAGAGCCGGACCGGATCAGAACATGGCAAAAGGCCGGCTTCCGGGCCTACCCTGTGAAGAAAGAACCCGGAAGCGTAAAGGCACAGATCGACTTCCTGAAAGGGCGAAAAATCCACATTCACCCGTCCTGTGTGAACACCTTGAAGGAAGTCCAACAGTGGAAATGGAAAAAGGATCCGACCACGGGTCTTTACATCGACGAACCCGTGGAGTTCATGGACGACGCTATGGCGGCCCTTCGCTATGGCGTGGAGCGTCCGCGACGCGGTTCGTCTATCGAAGTTTTGAAGTGAGGTGGAAGAAATGGAACTGTCTGTCATGGACCGGATCAACCTGATCCTGTCTGACCCTGAAAAAGCAACTATGACCCTGGCCCAGATTGTCAGTGAAGAAATACGGGAGTTCAAGAAGTCCCCCCAGTATCAAATCATGGTGGAAGCCGAAGCATATTACAGAAACAGGTCTTCCGTCCAGAAGAAGACGGTCGACGTCGCCAATCGGTCGAACACGAAGATCGAACGGCCGATCCTGAAAAAGCTGGTGGATCAGAAAGCGAATTACCTTCTGTCGAAGCCCTGGACCGTGGACACCGAAAACGGAGCCTATGGCGACGCCCTGAACACTGTCTTCGACCAGACCTTCCGCCGGAAGATCAAGAGCCTGGGGAAAGGCGCGGTCAAGTCCGGGATCGCCTGGCTTCAACCCTACTTCGAGGACGGGAAACTGACCTTCATGCGCGTCCCTTCGACAGAGGTCGTCCCCCTGTGGCGCGACTCCGAACGAACGAAGCTGGACGCCTTCATTCGCTTCTATGACCAGATCATCTACATTGGGACCAGAAAGCACCTGATCACACACGCCGAATTTTGGTGGACCGGCGGCGTGAAGTATTTCAAGACGGACGCCTTCGCGGGGACCGGGGCCGGCGACTTCTACGTCGACAAGGACCACGGCACCGAGGAAAGCGACTGGACAGAACCACACTTCACCGTCGGCGAAAAGGCGTACAACTGGGACGAAGTTCCGATCGCCTGGCTGAAATACAACGAAGAAGAACTTCCCCTGTGTTACTTCGTGAAGGACCTGATCGACGACATCAACTGGCAGAACAGCGTGACGGCCGACGTCCTTCGGGACGTGGCGAAGTTCATCTATATTCTTCGGAACTATGGCGGGGCAGACCTGGCGGAGTTTTTGAAGGATTTGAAGGAACACATGGCGATCAAGGTCACTTCCGACGGCGGCGTGGACAAATTACAGGCAGACCTGAACATCGACGCCGTCATGTCTTTTCTGGACAATGAGCGGCGCGACATATACGACTTCGCGGCGGCCGTGGACACGAAGGACCCTGAACTGGGGAATGCCAGCGGATCGGCGATCAATTTCCGATATATGGACCTGGACGCCGACTGTGACTCCCTAGGGACGGAACTGAAAGACACCTTCCACCGGCTGAAACTGTTCATTGACGTCTACTTCCAGATCACCGGCCAGGGGGACTTCACCGGCGAAGACTTCGACATCGTCTTCAACATGGACCTTCCTGTCAACGAAACGGACATCATCAACAACGCCCGAACCAGTGACGGCCTGATCTCGAAGCGGACGATCCTTCAAAACCACCCCTGGGTCACTGACGTCGACGAAGAACTGGACCGCATTGACGACGAAAAGAAGGCCGCTATGGCCGACTTTGGAACGGGCCTGTTCGACGATACCCTGGGAGCCGGAAACGGCCCACAGACGGCCCAGGAAGGCCAGGAAGGGGCCGCTGGAAAGGCTGGTGGCCTGAATGGCGAGGAATAAAGAATACTGGATCGCCCGCGCCCTTCAAAGAGAGCGTGAAGCGTATCTTCGGGGCGTCGGTCTGACGGCGAAAATGTTCAAGGAATATGAACGCGCCGCCCAGGCGATACGAAGGGAGATCGGCGACTTCTATTCCCGCTACGCCGGGAAGCACGGCTTGACCTATGACCAGGCCGTCCGCCTTCTGACACGGAAAGAGTTCCAGGAATGGAAGGCGACCCTGGGCGAATACGTCGCCAGGATCGCTTCGGAGCCTGACCCGCGCGTCAAAGCACTTCTGACGGCCCAACTGGACGCCCTGTCCACGAACAGCCGTATTTCCCGCCTGGAAGCCCTTCTGGGACAGATCGACCTGAAACTGAACGACCTGTTCGAAACAGGCGTGGCACAGATGAAGGCGGAGTTTGGCGACGCCTTCCAGGAAGGCTACTACAAGAAGATTTATGACATTCAGTCCCGCGTCGGCCTTATACATGAGTTCGCGAAGCTGGACGAAAGTGTCGTGGAAAATGTTCTGTCCTACCCCTGGTCTGGGGCTATGTTCTCCGATCGGCTGTGGCAGAACAAACAGGCCCTTCTGTTCCACGTCCGGGAGATCATCACACAAGGCGTCATGCAAGGAAAGAGCGTAGCCGCCATGTCGAAGGAACTGTCCGGGAAGATGGGGCAGTCCTACAAAGCGGCCGAACGGCTGATCCGAACGGAAACGACCCATTTCCACAGCGAAGCGGACAAGTCCGCCTATAACGCGGCCGGCGTGGACGAATATGAATATGTCGCAACCCTGGGCAGCCGAACCTGTGAAGTGTGCGCCGCCCTGGACGGAAAACACTTCAAGGTGAAGGACGCCCAGGCCGGCGTGAATTATCCGCCCATGCACCCGAACGACCGTTGTGCTACGGTCGAATACGATCCGGACGACGCCCTTGACTGGTACAATTCCGGTAAACCCATGCCGAAGAATATGACATACGAAGAATGGTATGATCAGCAAGTGGCCGAACATGGTTCCGGCTATGTTGAAACAGAACGCCAGAAGGCGTATAATGTAAAGGCAGACGCGGAACAGTTCGCCCGGTATGCTGACCGGCTGGGAGCCGACGCCCCGCCTGATCTTGACGCTTTCCAGGAAATGAAGTACAGGGACCCGGCCGCCTGGTCGGACTTGAAGTCCTTCTATTCCTACAAGGGGCGCGTTCCAGAAGCCGCCAGGGACGACTTCACCCTATACAAGAAGATCAGGGACACCGGCGTTTATGGGACTGTCAGAGTTCCGCCGGAGCCTATCGACGCGACGTCGCTGTGGCTGAACGCCGAACACGTCGCGGATCACGGTCACAGTGTAACCGAAGCGGAAGCGCGGTCGTTCATCGAAAGCGCGATCTTCTCCCTAAAGCGGAAACACTGGACCGGAATGACCTTTACGAACTACTATTCCGCAGACGGCGCGGCCTATGTGCTGAACGCCGACAACGAAATCAGAACCGCCTTCAAACGGGACCAGTTCAAGGGAGCCGTGAAGGACGTTATGGAGGTGATCGAGAATGGAAAATAAGAAGTGCCGCTGTCCGATCGTGGATAGGGAAATCGACGCTATGGACTGTTTCGACGCCGCACTGGTCTTCGAAGAACTGTCCCCCATGTCCGAACTGCCTGACTATATGAAGTTCACGGATCGGAACCAGGAAGTTTGTTTGAAGTGCCAATACCACCCCGAATAAAGGAACGTCGCCGCAAGGCGGCGTTTTTTATACCTGTTGATCAAGGCGTTTCCCTGCACGGGGAAGCGTCTTTTTCATACCCAAAACAGCCGCACCCGTCCGGCGACCAGGCGGGACCGCAAAGCGTGTGGAAGTCACGATAAAGACAGCGGAGAAAGGAGCAAACCATGATCACCGAGAGCGTAAAAACCATTCTGGGGGAAGACCTGACAAGCCAGGTCGAAGCGGCCTTGAAGGGCAAGGGCAAGGACGGAAAGGACGTGGACCTGGTCGTCGGAAACGACGGGACCTTCGTCCCGGCCGAAAAGTTCAACGGGGCCAACAGCGGCAAAACCAGCGCGGAAAACGCCCTGAAAGCTGCCGCCGAAGCCCTGAAAGCGATCGGCGGGTCCGGCGACCCGGCGAAGATCGCGGATGACGTCAAAACCGCCCAGGCCACGATCGACACCCTTCGAACTGACCACCAGAAGGAGATTGCGAAAATCCAGAAGAACACAGCCCTTCGAATGGCCCTGGCGGATAAGGCACACGACCCCGCCGACATCATTTCACTTCTAGACCTTGACAAAATCGAGGTCGACGACGCTGGCACACTGAAAACGGACCTGGACGGCCTTCTGAAACCCTTGAAGGAGTCGAAGGCGTACCTGTTTAAGTCCCAGGAGCCGGGAAAGAACCCCGACATCAAGGGCGCGAAACCCGCTGACCCCGGCGCACGTCAGGAGCCGGCCGCGAAAACCGACGGCCCTGTCGTGATCTAACCCGCCAAACCACAACAAAACGAAAGGAATGATTTTCAATGGCAAGAACCAAAGCTATCAGTCTGATCCAGAACGGGTCTACGAAGGTCGAACTGGCCGAACTGTCCGGTCTGGTGATCGCCAACATTCAGAAGGAAACCCTGTCTTCCGGCTTGAAGTCCCAGTCCTACACCGGGAACCCCGCGTCCGGTTCTGTGGAGTATAAGCGTTTTAAGAACAGCGCGTCCCAGGCATACGGAACCGCCAGAACCGCCGGCAAGGGAACCGCGCTGACCGTTCCCCCGACCACCGTCAACCTGGACACCCACCGCGAGATCGTCGAGGAAGCCGCGAAGTTTGACCTGGACACCTTCGGCGTCGGAAACATCATGGCGCGCCGTGCCGACAACCATGTCGACACCGTGGCGGCCGAACTGGACGCCGCCTTCTTCACCTGTGCGGCCACGGAGGGAACCGCCTTCACCACCGCCGAAACCGACATCGAAGCCCAGGTGGAAGCCCTGATCCAGACCCTTGAAACCGTGAAGAACGACTATGTTCGCGGCGTTCCCCGGAACCTGATCCGCCTAGTCCTAGACCCCGTTTTCTACGGCAAGATCAGAACCTACCTGGACAAGAACACCCACAACGCCAATGTTGACACCGCCGCCGAAGACTTCGCCCTGTTCCACGGCGTCCGCGTCTATTCTTCCATCAACCTTCCCGTGACCTCTGAGACCGTGGAAACCATCAAGACCAAGACCACCACCTATCACATGATCGCTATAATCGAAGGCGCGATCGCACAGCCGGTGGTGATCTACCCCTACGGGGAGCCGGAGAAGATCCCCCTGTCCAACGACTACGGCGTGTCTATGTTCTTCGACTATGGCACGAAGGCCCTGACCCCCGACCTGATCTTCCACTACTCCACCAGCGTCACTTCCGATTAAGTCCGGAAGGCAGACGCGGAGAAAGGAGGAAACCCCCGTGAAGTTTATCAACAAGCGAACCGACGTGATCCTGGAACCCAGAAGTCAAATGGTCGAAGACCAGCTTCGTAAAAGCGCGGATTATGCCCCCTACGAGCCACAGAAGGCCGCTGACGGGGGCGACAAGCCCCTGGCGAAGATGAACAAGGCTGAACTTCTGGAAGCCGCCCATGCGGCCGGAATTGCGGTTCCTGACGACGCCACAAAGGTCCAGATCGTCGATCTGATTCAGGAAAAGGGCGTGAGCAAGTAGGAACCAACGGAAAGGGTGACGAAAAGTGCATCAAAAGGATGAAAAAAATAATTTCGCGTTGCAGGAAAATCGTTTGGCAAAAGTAAAAAAACTTCTGGGACTAACATGGACGGATCAAGATGACCTTCTGCTTGTCGTTATCCAAACAGTTGAAAACGCTGTCCTATCTTACATCAATCAGGACGTACTTCCCGCCCCGCTGGAAAACGCCCTGATCGTCATGTGTGTCAGCTACTACAAGGCCGCCGGCCTGGGGACCACCCAGGCGGCCGTCGGTCCGGTCGCGTCCGTGAAGCGCGGGGACGTCCAGACGTCCTTCGCCAATGCTTCCGGCGCGTCCGGATCGGCGTCGACCTTTAACCTGGGCGCAGACGGCCAGGACTTCTTCGGCTGGCGGACGGTTCTGAACGAATACCGGAAGTTAAGGTGGTGATCGTATGTTCGGAAACCCCGCCGCAGAACGCGCGACGATCGAAATGACCTACGAAGACACCGCCACGATCAGCCGGACCGAACCCGTGACGGGGGCGAACCACATCACGAAGGCCATTCCCGTCGTGAAATATTCTGAAATCATTTGTGCGCTGTCGTATTCAGGAAGCGACAAGAGCCAGCAGACTAACGCACAGAACGAAGTCGACTATGACGCCGTTCTGTTCGCTTCCCCTGATCTTCTGGTCCTTCCTGGCGACCGCGTTTCCCTGAAACGGTTCGGCCGTGTGGACCCGACCAGTCAGCGTCTTCTGACGTTTGAAGTGGTGGGCCGCCCGGCCGTCTATGCAACCCACCAGGAAATCCAAGTGAAGGACGGTGATCTGGCGTGACCCTGAATAATTTCACCGAAGCGATCGCGGCGAAGCTGGCGGCCCTGTGGCCGGATCGAAAAGTCTATGTCGGCGAAATCCCAAAGGACGCCGACGGACAGTTCTTCGTCGGGATCATAGAGTCGGAACAGGAAAAACACCTGGACCGCCGACGGAAGCGGTCGATCCAGTTCGAAGTCCTGTATTTCCTGAAATCGAAGGAAAACATGGAGTTTAACGCCTGGGCCGAAGCCATGTATGACCAGTTTGAGACGCTGGTGGTCCAGGAAACGGAACAGAAAACCCGGACGATCCGGCTGACCGGGCAAAAGGCGAAAACGAGCAAGAACGCCCGTGTCTATCAGTTCATCTTCGACGCAGACTTCTTCTTCGTGCTGACGCCGCCGGAAATCCCCTTCATGGAAACCCTGGACCAAACGGAGGAAGTGAAGTAATGGCAACAAAGAAAAAGGTCCCCGCCGCAGACCAGGCGGCGGAACCGACCTTCACGAAGGAACAGCTGGTCAAAGCGAAAACCCTGAATCTTCCCAGGGACGCCGTCGCGGCTGTCCTGGAAGACGGGAAGGTCTACACAAAGGACCAGGCCGTCCGCCTGGTCACTGATTTTCTGGAAAGGAAGGTGTAAGTCATGCCCATCGGAGGTGGAACTTTTACCGTTCAAAACAAAATCCTTCCCGGCGCGTATATCAATTTTGTCAGCCTGGGAAGCGTCGTCAAAATGGGGACGCGCGGCGTCGCGGCCCTTCCCCTTGAACTGAACTGGGGACCTGAAAACAAGGTCTTTTCCATGTATGCAGAGGACTTCAACAAGACCGCCCTGACTGTCTTCGGCTACGATCCTACGGCGGCCGACATTCTTCTGGTCCGTGAAGCCCTGAAACGCGCCAGGACGCTCCTGACCTATCGCGTCAATTCTGGCGGTGAAAAGGCGACCGCGACCGTCGGAGGAATGACCGTCACGGCGGCCTATGGCGGTACACGCGGAAACGCGATCAGCGTCGCGATCCTGACTAATGCCGACAACGCGACCGACGTCGACGTCGTGACCTACCTTGACGGAATGGTCATGGACTCCCAGACCGTCGCCAAAACCAGCGGGTCGGCCGGACTGAAAGCGAACGACTTCGTCACCTTCGGGACGGCGGCGCCACTGGAAACGGCCGTGGTAACCAAACTGACCGGCGGCACGAACGGGACCGTCAACGGAACCGCCCACACGAACGCCCTGAACGCCTTCGAAGTGGAGTCCTTCAACGTGATCGGCTATCCCGGCGACGACGACACGACAAAGGCCCTGTATGCGACCTTCGTCAAGCGTCTTCGCGACGATGAAGGAAAGAAGGTCGTCGGCGTCCTGTACGACTACAAGGGCGACAACATCGGTCTGATCAACGTGAGGAACGGCATCGTTCTAAACGACGGGACCACCGTACCCGGCGAAAAGGCCGTCGCGTGGGTCGCTGGCGCATCCGCCGGCGCGGAGATCAACGAAAGCCTGACAAATACCGCCTACGACGGCGCCGTGGACGTGGACATCAAATATACGAAGTCCCAGTTTGAAGCGGCGATCCAGGCTGGCGAGTTCGTTTTCTATGCCGACTACGGAACCGCGCGCGTCCTGACTGACATTAACAGCCTGACCACCTTCGGCGGCATGACCGAAGACTGGACGTCGAACCGCGTGATCCGCGTCCTGGACGGCTGGGCGAACGACGTCGCCCGTATCTTCGGCGACTCGTACATCGGGAAAGTCACCAACAGCGACACCGGCCGCCAGCTTTTCAAGGCCGACCTTGTGTCCCTGGCCTTGCAATATCAGGACATCGACGCGATCAGCGACTTCGTGTCCGAAGACATCACGATCGCCCAGGGAACCGGGAAACGCGACGTCGCCGTCGACTCCGCCCTGAAACCGAACGACAGCATGGAAAAGCTGTATATGACGGTCGTCGTCAACTAACGGAAGGAGTGTGAACCGAAATGAAAACCCTGAACGCGCCTGATACCATTTCCGGCAAGGAAGGCCGCGCCTATGCGAAGATCGACGGGAACAACGAAGAACTGTTCTTCGCGAAGACCGTTGAAGCGAACGTCGAGAAATCGAAATCGGAGATCAAGGCCATCGGGAAGCGCATGACCGGACACAAGACCACCGGGGCCAGCGGTAGCGGGTCCATGACCCTTTACTATCTGACGCCCCTGTTCCGGAACATGGTGAAAACCTGGAAGGAAACCGGCCAGGACATCTATTTTGACATGGTGGTCGAGAATGACGACCAGGAGTCTTCCGCCGGAAAACAGTCGGTCCTGTTGATCGGCTGTAATCTGGACTCCGTCGTCCTGGCGAAGCTGGACGGCGACAGCGACGACGCCCTGGACGAAGACGTGGACTTCACCTTCGAGGACTTCGACGTCCTGACGCCCTTCACCCAGTTCTAATTTTGAAAGAGAGGTAAAAAACAATGGGTAAACTGCAAGAGTTCCTTATGGAAGTGGAGATCGGCACCACCCAGACGGAAGTGACGATCGCCCCCTTCCCCCACCCCTTCGTGATCCGTTCCATCACGGAAGCCGAGAACAAGGCCATTCGGAAGACCTGTCAGAAGATCAGCTTCGACAAGAAGACCCGCCAGAAGCAGATCGACACGGACACCGATCTTTATAACGCCCGACTGGTGGCGGCCTGTTGCGTCGACCCCAATTTCAAGGACGCCGACTTCCAGGCGAAGAAAGGCGTCCGGGGCGCGGAAGACCTGATCAACCTGGTCCTGAACCCCGGACAGTACACCGACCTTCTTCTGGCCGTCCAGGAAATCAACGGCTTCACTGACGACGTGAACGATCTGAGGGACGAAGCAAAAAACTAATCACGGGGGGCGGTAATGAAGCAGACGCCGACGGCGAGTCGGTCTATGCCCATTACGCCCTCCACCGGCTGAAAATCCTTCCAGGACAACTTCTGGCCCTTCCCAGACGAGAACGGGCCTTCATTTATGCTTCCATAGACCTTCAAATCGAAAAGGAAAAAAAGGAAGCGAAGAAGGCTGGCCGCAGGAAGGGAAAGAAGGGCAGGTGATAACGTGGCCGGTGTATCTACACAGTTTTCGATCCAGGACCGCATGACGGCGCGCCTGAACACCATGACCAACGCGGCCGAACGTCTGAACCGTTCCCTAGACACCACGGATAGAATTTCCGATTCTGTCGGGACGACCGATTTTAGCGGCATGGAGAACGCCATAAACAGGGTGGCGAACCAGCTTGACCGAATGAACCAGCGCCAGGAAGAAGCGGCGAATAAGACCAAAAAAACAAATGGAGAGTTTCAGAAACTCGTCGACACGGTCCGGAACCTCGCCGTCGTTAACTTCGCCCAGACTACGGGCAAACAAATCCTTCAACTGGCTGACAGTATGACTACCACACGCGCCCGCCTGGACCTGATGAACGACGGCCTTCAAACCACGGCCGAACTTCAAGATATGATTGTGAAGTCGGCCAACCGTTCCCGCGCGGCCTACTCCACCACGGCCGACGCCGTGGCTAAAATAGGCATAATGGCCGGCGACGCCTTTTCCAGCAACGAAGAACTGATCGCCTTTTCCGAACTGATCAACAAACAGTTCACGATCGCCGGAACGTCGGCCGCCGGTATCGACGCGGCCATGTTGCAGTTGACACAGGCCATGTCGTCCGGCGTCCTTCGCGGCGAAGAACTGAACAGCGTCTTCGAACAGGCCCCGACCATCATTCAGACGATCGCCGACTACCTGGGCGTCCCGATCGGAAAAATCCGGGAAATGGCCGCCGAAGGCCAGATCACGTCGACGATCGTGAAAAATGCCATGCTTGCGTCTGCCGACGAAATCAACGCGAAGTTCGCTTCCATGCCCATGACCTTTTCCCAGGTGTGGACAATCGCGAAGAATATTGCCCTGGAAGCGTTCACGCCCGTTCTGACCCTGATCGGCCAGGGCGCACAATGGATATATGACAACTGGTCCACGATCGCCCCGATCTTCTGGGGCCTTGCGGCCGCCGCCCTGGGCTATGCTGTGGCCCTGGGAATCCAGACGGCCGCGACATGGATCGCCAACGGAGCCGCCCAGGCGTTCTTCACGACACTTCTGACGAACCCCCTGTTCTGGATCGCCCTGGCGATCGGCGTCGTCGTGGCCGCGATCTACAAATGGATCCAGTCTGTCGGCGGCCTGAAAGTCGCCTGGCTGATCTGCGTCAACGCGGTTCTGACCGCCTGGGACTGGGTGAAGATCGGATTTATGACCGGCGTCTACTTCGTTATGAACCTGTGGAACCGGCTTCAACTGGCCTTCTATACGGCCGGCGTGAACATTCAAAACTTCATGGGTGATATGAAGGCCGGCGTCCTGACGATCCTTCAAAATATGGTCAACGGGGCGATCGACATCATAAACGGCTTCATAAACGTCCTGAACAAAATCCCCGGCGTCAGTATCGACGCGATCGAGAAGGTCACGTTCGGAACAACCGCACAACTGGAAAACGACGCCGTAAAACAGGCCAGAGCCGCAGACCTGGCCGCGTATCAGGACCAGATCAATTCCCAGATCGCGGAGCGGGATGCTGCCCTGTCTGCTATGAAATCGGAAGCGCGCGCCGCTACCGCCCAGCGAGAAGCGGAGATCGCCGCCGCGAAGGCAGAGTCCGCCGCCGCCGGCAACGGAAGTACCGAACCGGACTGGTCCGCCTACGCGAACACAGACCCCGGCGACATTGGAAACGTGGACCATGTGGGGTCCGTCGGTTCCATTGACGAAGACGTCAACATAGCGGAAGAAGACTTGAAGTTCCTTCGGGACGTGGCCGAAATGCGCTATGTTCAGAACTTCGTGACCCTGACCCCGACCGTGGCCGTGGACGCGAAGATCAGCGAAAAGGTGGACGTGGACGAAGTGGTCGACCGGATCGAAAGCCGGCTGGAAACCGAGTTCGAAGCCGCCGCCGAGGGGGTATATGCGTAATGCGAAACTACGGAATGACATTGATCGCGGGGGGGCGGGAAATCGACATCCCCATCCTTCCTGAAAAGTTAAAAGTGACATCACCGGGAAACAACGACACCGCGACCGTCCTTGTCCTGGGCGACATTCTGATCCTTCGGAAGAAGGGACTTCGGACTGTCGCCTGGGACAGTTTTTTTCCGGTCAACGACGCGCCCTTCGTGACCGGCCGGATCACCGACCCCGTGGAGATCGTGAAGGCCATTCAGAAGGCGCGGGACAGCCTTGACCCGGTCCGCTTCCTGATCACGGGAACGGACCTGGACATCAACGTCAGAATGGGCGTGGAAACCTTCGACTATGAGGAACGCGCCGGCGAACTGGGCGACTTCTACTATTCGATCAAGCTGTCGGAATGGAAGGACTATTCGCCGCGCCGGATCGTCCTTCCGCCGGAGCCGAAGAAACCGGCACAGGCCAAAGAACCGAAGCGGCCAGGGAAACCGCCGGCCGCCGCCGCAAAGACGTACACCGTGAAGGCCGGTGACTGTCTGTGGAATATCGCGAAGAAGTTCTACGGCAAGGGGAGCGACTACACGAAGATTTATAACGCCAACAAGGGGACGATCGGGTCGAACCCGAACCTAATCTATCCCGGACAGGTATTCACGATCCCGTGATCTCCATTCTGTACCAGAACAACGTGACCGGCGACGCCTTCGACGTTACGACGTTGTGCGCCGGCGCGAAGTGGTCGACGAAACGGTCCGGTTTCCCCGCTTCCCTGGAACTGACCATGATCGCCGACGCCGCTGTGGTATGGACACACGGCGGGATCGTCGTTTTGAAGGACGACGACACCGGGATTTTTTATGGCTATGTGGTGAAAATCGGCCAGGACGAAACAGACCAGGTCACGATCACCGCATACGACCAAACCTGGTATTTGAAGATGAACAAGGAAACCTATGTCTTCAACGGAAAGCGCGCCGATCAAATCCTGACCCAGATCGCGGCCGACTTCGGCCTGAAATGCGGGTCCCTGGAAAACACCGGATACGCGATCCCGTCCATGATTGAAGACGGCCAGACCCTTTTCGACATTGTATTGAAAGCCCTGGACCACACCCTGATCAACACGGGGAAAATGTTCGTTCTATGGGACGACTTCGGGTCCCTTCGGATCACCGACGTCGAGAAGTCGAAACTGGACCTTTACGTCGGCGACGCCAGTCTGGCGACGGGCTATTCCTACGAAACGGAAATCGACTCCGAAACCTACAACAAGATCAAACTGGTCCGCGACAACAAGGAAACCGGCAAACGGGACGTGTATATTTTCCAGGACTCCAACAATATCACCTTTTGGGGGCGATCCAGTCCTACTTCAACGACCTGACCCAGACCTGGGCGGACAGCGAAAACCTGATCGTTCGCGTCAGTCAGATCGAAACAAAGGTCCTGAACGTAGACGGGATCATCGACATCGCGGGGACAACGATCAACCAGGGGACCGCGAATATTTCCCTGGACGCCGACGAAATCCCCATCCTGGGGGCGGTGACGAATGGAACTTAAAGAATACTGGCCGCGCTACCTTCAAGACCTAATCGAGTTCGACCAGATCGCCGGAGCCGAACAACCGGAGTTCACACAGGCCGTTCAGGACGTCCAGGGCGCGCCAGACGATTTTTTTCTGTCCACCCTGACGGAATATGGATGCAGAAGGTGGGAATCAATCTTAGGAATCTCCGTTAGCGACACAGAATCGTTGGAAACCCGTCGGTTTAGGATTGCGTCCCAGATGGGCGATGCACGCCCATACACCATACCACAGCTAAAAAATATCTTACGGAACCTGTGTGGAGAGGATAATTACTCTGTCCAAGTATCGGACTATGTATTGATAGTCAGGATTGGATTAACATCCAGAAGCAATTACAGCGATATAGAGGCGCTGCTACAAAAGATATCACCTGCCAACATGGTGATCGATCTATCGTTGGCGTATAACCAACACCAGTCACTGCAAACCATGACGCACGCCCAGTTGGCGGCAATGACGCACTACGAAATCCGCAATGAAATCCGCAATGAAATCATGAAAGGATGATCTATATGACGGAAACAGGAAACCTTCATCTCAAAAAGCCATCCCAAGAAGATTTTTACAACGTGGATGATTTCAACCTAAACTCTGACCTGCTCGACGCGAAGATAGGGGATATGGCGACACAATTAGCCCACAAAGTAGATACCAACGAGGTAGCCCAACCCTCCGGCATCGCCACCCTCGACAGCAGCGGCAAGCTCGCGCAGATGCCCACGGCGGCGGATGTGGGGGCGATCAAGCTGTGCTGGTCTGATCTCATCAATGAGACAACGGCAACGCCCAACAAATACAATTTTGACGATTACATCACGCCGGGGGATGTCGTGTCCGTCGATAATTATGCAGGTGCACAATCTATCGCCAACATCCCCGAGGCCGTCCCCGGTAAGCTGTATGTGTTGCCCCTGCGCACGGATGATCAAGAACGTAACGATCTCATGCAGGAATATCACACCGTGACGGGCAATGTATGGTGTCGCCCACGCTATTATTATAGCGGTAACACATGGAGTGCATGGGGGACATCGGCCAATTGTACCCGCGTGGATAGCGGGGTGTACATTGACCTGCCCGGTGGGATGCATATTTGCGTTGGATCACAGACTTATACCAAAGTGGAGATCAACAACCAGACTAACGCTGGATGCTATGTCAGTGGCCGATTGTACTTCAACGGATTCCCTAAACAATACCGCTATGCCCCTCGATGCTTGATATCACTATCCGTTGGCAGCAACGGCCCGTATTGGCTATCCGTTGACAGCAACGGGCCTTCAACGACTCGTCCACAAGGGTTTCTACTCGCGTCGACAATTGGGACAACCGTAGCCACTGTTACCTTATCCTATTTTGCGATTGGCATATCTTAAATTAAGGAGGTCTGATTATGTCCATCAAAACCGTTCAGGCCGTTATCGACGGCCAGACGTATCCATTAACCTTGTCGGAGGACGGGTATTATGTGTTGGCGGGCACCGCCCCCCGCCGAATCCAGCGCCAATTTGCCGGGCGGCTACTATGGCGTGCAAATTATCGCCGCCGATGAGGCGGGCAACGAGACCGAGATCAACCAAGAGGACGGCACGTGGGGCAGCCAGTTGCAGTTGACCGCCTACGAGAGCGTCAAGCCCACGGCCACCATCACCTACCCATCAGCGGACAGCCGGATCAATACCTGCACCCCGACCATTACCGCCCAGCTACGGGACAACGATAGCGGCGTTGATCCTGCCACTCTTGACCTGCGCATCAACGGCGGCAGCAAGATCACACAGGGTGCGCCGGGGCTTACTCTGACACCAGTAGAGGGAGGCTATGATCTCTCCTACGCTGTGCCAACGGCTCTAGATGAGGGCCAGACGACAATCTCTGTTGGCGTGTCCGATATGGACGGCAACGCAGCTGACCCCGCGTCAATCACCTGCACAATTGCGGTCACGGCACCTACGCTCAGTCTGTCATCGCCAGCTGATGGGCTTATCACCAATCAGGCACGCACCCCGATTATCGGTACTGGATCAGACGATCAGCTCTCCCGGCTCAATTTGCACGTATATACCAATGATCACGATCAAGGGCCTGTAGAGATTGACAGCGTTACAGGTGCGTTTGCGACACACACAGATCCCGATTACATGCATGAGGGCATCAACACAATCCGCGTGCATGGCACTGACGCAACCGGACTTGAGGTCGAAATCACCCGCACTGTGACGCTCGACACCATCCCGCCGCGCATTGTTGAGGTCATCGGCGTGACCGACCGCGTACACGTTGGATCCCCGTTTGAGATCCGCGTCAAGGTGGAGGATTGATATGATTACGCGCATTGAGGGCATGGCGGACAACCATGTCCTTGTGTTTGCGCCGGGGCAGGACGGATATTGGTCGGCAGAGGTGCCGCCAGACCTGGAGGACGGCGTGTATTACGTCACCCTGACCGCCTGGGATGCGGCAGGCAACAGCACCTATTACGCTACCATCCTGCTGATGGTGGATGCAGGCGGGATCCGGTTTGCGTGGCAGGATGGGGATTATCTGCTGGACTGGATGCCGGGATACAACGCGGCGTGGGGCGCGGGATATTGTGCAGATTGGGAGGGATGTTAGATGGATGGGCCAACAATCCAGATGATGCCGGGCGAGCGCAGGCAGCAGCGCGTGCGTATCTACGGATGTGATTCGGCTGCACGGGTAATGGTGCAGTCGGCTACGTGGGAGCTGCATGATTTTTATGGAGAGGTTGTCGGGCAGGGGTCTTGCGTGGTGTCAGAGGGTAATTTACTTACGTTTATGCTGACCGTAGACAAGCCGGGACGGCACCACCTGCTGCTAACCTGCTCGATCGGGCCAGAGATTTACAAGACAACTGCGGGAGTGATCGTGTGTGATTGTCATTGAGGATGCGCAATTAACCCCCAAGCGGGTGCCCGTAGGTGGTAATTATCTGCTGCGCGTAAGAGCACGAGATAATGCGGATGTTTCCTATGCGGATACCGAGATGCTGGAGATGGCCATCGGCATGGTGGCGCAATATACACCCTCTGATTACAAGGACTTCTCCGGCGTCGAGGCCGCTGTTGCCGCGGCACAAGCACTGCTCAATGCGAAGCCCACAGCTGACCGGCAGGATGAAGTTGACGCCGCCGCAATGGCGATCTTCGACGCGATCGGCACACTCGAATGGGCAGAGGGGCACCGTAACAACCCGATCCCATACCGGCATCTGATGTCGGTGACCGAGGGACTGTACTACAGCTACAACGGCAATACCTACCGATGCCTGCGGTCTGCATCCAGCAGTATGATGATCCCGGGCACAGCCCCGCGCTATTGGGAGGAGGTTACATGATCTACAGCCAGGCAGCAGCAGCCCATATCTATATCGGGGTTGCAATCATATTAGCGATATTGGTCACGTCAATTTTGGGCGTGGCCTTATCAATTATATTATCAACAAGGAGCGATCAACATGTCGAAACCCACAATCTACATCGCCGCCGGGCACGGCGGGAACGATCCGGGCGCGGTAAGCGGTAAATACATCGAAAAGGCGCTGACCCTCAAAACCGCGCTGGCTTGCCAGAATTACCTGAGAAATTACGAATGCGAGACCGTCATGGCCCGCACAACGGACAAAAGCTGCACAGTTGCTTACAAAATGGAGGAAGTCGAGAAGAAACGGCCCTCCCTCGTGCTCGAAATCCACTATAACGCCGGCGGCGGGGAGGGCTGCGAGGTCTACTACTGGCACACGCACGCGCCCTCGAAGTCACTAGCGCAAAAAGTGCTTGCTGAAATGGTGAAGCTCGGCCAAAAGAGCCGGGGGATCAAGGAGAGCAAGGCGGGCACAAGCTACAACTTCGGCATGTGCCGCCAGGCGGCCACAACGGGTATCCCCTCCATCCTCGGCGAATATGCGTTTGTAGACAACGCAAAGGATCAGGCGAAGATCAACTCAGATGCGAAGCTCAGGGCAGTCGGTGAGGCGTATGCGAAGGCGGCGGTCAGCTATCTTGGACTGCGAAAAAGGAGCACGGCGGGTGATGCACCCTCTACCAAGCCCGAAGCCATCGGCGTGGGCGATATCGTCCAGTTCGCGGGCGGGAAGGTGTATGCCTCCTCCACAGCGACGGCGGCAGCCAGCACGCGCGGCGCGAGCAAATGCAAAGTAACGGCAACCGCACCGGGCGCAAAGCATCCCTTCCACTGTATCAGCGAGGACGGCAAGGGCGTGTATGGCTGGGTCGATGCGGCGGCAGTTGGTGCACCCACAGCGGCCAAGCCCGTGGAGGTTGGCTGCACAGTCACGATCAACAAGGGAGCGGTATACGGCGGCTTGACCTCCGCGCGGGGCAATAAGGTGCCTGCCGCTCAGTTGGCCCCCAAAAAACATACGGTCAGCAAAATCCAAGTTAATAAAGACGTCCAGGAGGCGCTGCTCAAGGAGATTACCTCCTGGGTGGCGGTATCCTCCCTGACGCGCGTGTAAGGATGGTGGAGCAATGGAGCCGGTAGATAAGGCAGTTTGCGAGGCAAAGTGCAAGGTGATGGATGAGAGGTTTGCCCGCGACCTGCGCGATATTGACGACTGCAAAATCCGCCTGCAAAAGATTGAAGAGCTGACGATCAAAATGGGTGAGCTGGTGGAGGCCAATCAAAAGGCGGTGGAGGATCATGACAGCCGCCTCTGTGCATTGGAGCACCGCCCGTCCATGTGGTGGGATAAGCTGCTCTCAGCGGGCGTCTCCGCAGGTGTGGCGGCGTTAGTCAGTCTGATCGCATCCGTGATTGTGAGGTGAAAACGATGCGTTTATGGGTAAGCGTTGCGGCGCTTGTCAATGCAATCGCCCTGGGGCTGCTGGCGCTATCAACGTACATACCGGGGCTGTGGGTATAAGGTACGGAAAGGCCCTCCGTCGAGCGGCGGAGGGAAAAGTCTAAACTATGGAGGTAATATATCATGAACATCAACTGGAAAGTGCGATTAAAGAGTGGCCCATTTTGGATGGGTATTGCATCCGCCGTCATCATGGCCGTGTTTTATATTTTAAACCTTTGCGGCGTTGCGCCGGAGATCACGGGCAGCCAGATCGTGGATGCGGTAAGGCTGGTTTTGATGATTCCGGCCGCGATCGGGATCATCTCTGACCCGACCACCAAGGGCGTGCAGGATAGCAAGCTTGCTATGACGTATGACGCGCCTAAGGCGGATGAGGAGTTGCACGAAAAAAGCGAATAAACAAAACGAGCCCTGGTTTCCAAATGGAAGCCAGGGCTCGTTGGGTCTTCTATGCTGTTAGACAATGTCTTCCTCATAATTAGTACTCATTATTATCATCCTCCTATGCATTTATATTATATTCAATTGTGCTGCAATATGCAAGCGTTATGCAAAAAATTAACAACTTTGATAATGATTCGTGATATATGATAAATTTATACTGGTAAAAAACATCATTTTTTGATTATATTAATGCACACACCATCGTTTTTAAACACCCAATTTTTAAATTTTGCCCGAAAACGATCGTCTTTGTTGGTATTGGGCGTATTTTGTGAACAGTCAACAAATCCAAAAGGCGATCCTACTACCTTATAATCCGAATTGCTATCTGTAACCGAAAAAGTTAATTCAAACTCTTTGCAGGGAGCATTTATTCTCGCGGTATACACTGTATCATTTAAAGGCACGCGTGTTGTATACTCTATAATGATATCTGTAGGAGATTTAGAATTAAGATGAATCTTATTCATGGAAACAACTGTGCGACTGTTATATCCGCATTTATCTTCTAAGCTGTCAGATCCTGATTCAATCTGTTCTTTGTTCACTGTATAATTATCTCTCGCTACGGCTTTTCCGTTGAGGCTTATTTTGTTAAGTGTAAACACAACATATTTCCCAGAATCGAAAACGCAAGAACGAGCCAAAGGAAAATTATTGATTACACATTTATCTTCCACTGCATAGATTCTCATAACTTTTTTAATGGTTTTCTCAATATATTCCTTTTGAATGTCACAGGTTACTATATATTCTGCCCTGTTATAATAGTAAAACTCATTTTCCTCTATAAGGGTATTTCTTACACTAGAATACATATCAGAAAAAATCGCATTAGAGTTAAAATATTTTTCTGATTCGAGTTTTGATAGTAGATTATCTTTACTTTCTGGAACTAAGCTATCAATTATTTTATCGGATGAAATTATGTCATTAGCCATCCATTCATCAAGCATTTTATTCTTGTTTTTAATGTCAATAAATAGGGCAGACAGAAAAGACGACAGTATCAGCGAAATGAATACAAGTATAACATCTTTTAAGGTGTTCAATTTGGCTATCTGTTTCAATTCTAATGTCGAACTATTGCTCCGGATACTGTTATCAGCATAGGCAGCAATATTTATCTGCTCTTGCATCAAATTTGTTTGATAATTGATAAAAAAATAAACAGCTATAGCAAAAGCCACCAAAATAAGAGCGACAATCATATTTTTGTTTTGCACGCCAAATTTTTTTACATTTTTACCTATATTCATCTTATCATCTCCCATTTATTTACTATAATAGTACAATGTTTGTCAAAAGTCAATTGTAAAATCCCAATTTACAGAATAAATTTTTACAAAATATTGTATTAAGTCTATCAAATTAGACAGTATCTGTAAAAGAGGGGATTTTACATAAAATGTAACCCCGCCAAGGATTTCTCCCTGGTGGGGTTTGAAGTGCCGATCTTCAAAGCCTATAATCGATTTCAGAGTTTTATTCTGTTTCCCGATATAAAGTAAGTTAACCGTGATAGTTTACAAATCCAACCTTTTTTGTATTACCAGCGGTATAAAGAACTACCGGATATCCATACAATCCCGCAATCTTGGTACAAGTCTCCCAAGGATCCAAGTACCCAATAGAATTTGTCCTGTCAGCGGCGTTGTCCACTGTACTATAAACATACTCTCTCGTAGAACCGTTTTTATACGTAGTTGGGTTCCAATATGGATTCGTAACGCCACCATTGTAGTTAACGAATCCAACCTTATAGTTACTAGCCTGACTTCCATAATGCGGCTCAATCGGATACATTACGATATAGCAACCGTCGTAAATACCTACTTGATACGCTGTGTCATTGGCAAACAAGGAGCCTATATAATTACTACCTTGTGCTTTACAAGCGGACACGGTACTATAAACTCGGGTAGTTGAGGCTTTGTTCCGCCAAATCTGATATGTAGCGCTAGCTGATGCAGATGATAATAATGCTTGGCTCAGCACGAAAATAAGGCAAAAAATTGCAACCAATTTTCGAAAGTGTTCGCGGTGTTTCAT